CTGTTTGACCTTCAGTTCTTTCTGAACCAAATTGGTCTTCAAAGTTTTGTTTAGCTTCAGGTGTTTGATTGTATTCATCAACTTTTTTCATGAAATTTTCATCTCCCATTTTTTTAGCTAATTCTTCAGCTCCTACCCAGTTGCCTAAACCGATATAATCAAGGAATCCTAACCACCATTTTGTAGATTGCATTAAGATTCTTAATCTTCTTTGAGAAGGGCTTCTAAATAGTCTTGGAATTCCACCAAAAAATACATTTGTAAAGAATCCTGGCTTAGTAAGAGTGGCGGGATTAAATACTTTTTCAGTTTTAAGAAAGTTTTTAAGTAGTTCAACATCTTTTACAGTTGCAGTTCCTTCTTTAAAACTCTTTGCAAGAACGCCAGTACTTTTTTGGAACGTTACACTTTTCTTACCAGCATTACTTAATAATTCAAAATAACTTTTGATAGTATTTTTCATTCCTTTGAATGGTCCTGCAGGAATTTCGTCTATTGTTCTAATAACTTTATCTCCAAAAGAACCTCCCATTTTCTGTAAAAAACCTCCTATAACACCTGGTTCTTTTGCTAATTTTTCTATGGTTGCGGCCGCGGCTTTATATTCTTTACTACCTACAGCGGCTCCTTTAGAAAGTTTTATTGCAGACTCTAAGGCTTTGACAGATGGACCTCCAATTTTTAGTGCGCCTAAAACAGGTTTTGCAACAAAGTCACCAGCATAAGGTATTGCACCAACTATTGTTAAAACTCCAAAAAGAGTGTCTCCTTGAATAAAGTATGATGTTGAATTAATGATGTCAATTATTGGAGTTGGGTCAATAATACCTAACACGTCCATTACGGTATTATACCACTGCGCCTCATTAATCAAATCTTTAGTCTCATATTTTTTTTCAGCAATGATACTTTTTTTGATTACTATTAGTTGGTCTTCTGTAAATACGAATTGAGCCATGTATACTTTTATTTATAAATATCCATATAACTAAAAAAAGGGTCGTATGACCCTTTAATTATAAACCTAATTCCATTTGTCGATTCTTATCTATAAAGTGTTGAACTCTTTCTTTAGCTACTTTAGTATAATTCTCACTTAGTTCTATTCCTATCCATCGTCTTCCACTGACTTCAGCGGCGACTAAACTAGTCCCACTACCTGTAAATGGGTCAAGAACAATATCATTTTTATATGTAAGAATCTTAATAGCATTCATTGGAATATCCATTGAAAAAGTGGCTTTGGTTTGTTGTTTGGTGTCCGCAAAGTATTCCCATTGGCCATATACCAAACTCATAAACTCTTTCTTATCTTCTTCTTGATACATCATCTTCTGTTTGATTGTACCATCTTCTTGTTCTAAATCAACCAACTCTCCTTTCCATTGTGGTTCACCCTTAACTTTTTTAATACGGTCTTTCTTATAAGCCAAGATGACACATTCTTTTGGATTATAGATATAAGGACTTGATGGGCTCATCCATGAACCCCAAGCGGTAGTCTTACTTCTATGTGGTGAGTTCTCATCAAGGTCTACAAGTCCATAGAATTTAAACCCAAGATTTTTCATGATTTGATAAAACTCAGACATGAATAATATTCTTCCGCCTCTATCCTGTACGTTTACTTCGTATGGAATGTTTACCGCGATTCTTCCGTCATCTTTAAGAAGTCTGTAAGACTCAGATAACCAATCTTTTGTAAACTGCCAATAGTCCTCCATTGATTGTTTGTCATCATAACTATCATAATCAATTCCTACATTGTATGGAGGCGATGTTACTATCAAGTCAACACATGACTCAGGAAGATTAGCCATCACTTTAACACAATTTCCTTGAATTATTTTATTTGTTTCTAACATTATAATTTACCTTCTTGTTTTAATTGTTCCCTAATTTTAGTTGCAGATATTTCACTGACTTCTTGTGGTGGTATGTGTTCAATGATATCGTATCCAACTCCTCTTCCAAAATTTACTGATTCAATATCAGGAATAATCATTACAACAACTCTCTCTTCATTAATATGTTCCCAAAGTTCCATAATAATATTTTGTTGAACTTCTAAGGCACTAAATGGATTTTTATCGTCAGGAGTAATGTCTCTAATAAGAATAAGAACATTCTTTCCTTGTTCCAATCTTTGGTCAACTAACCATTTATGCCCTGAGTGCCAAGGTTGCCATCTCCCGATAAACATTGAATATTGTTTACCAGGATTGTTCTTTAATTTTGGGTCTCCTTCTACGTGAACCTTTTCCATTATATTTTTAATTTTACTCTTATTTCTTGAAGAGAATCATAAACTTTTTTATTGGTTGTATCAACATCAATAAAGTTTTCTAACGGTTTTTCGTATCCCTCAACGTGAAATGATTCTCTCCCTCTAATTTCACTGGTGTGAATATAAAGTTCAACAATATCTTTTCCCATTTTTTGTTTAAAGTTTTCTCTTTGGTCTCTATATGGTGACACTAAACAAACAACAGAGTTCATTTTTTTATTATTTAGAAAGTGTGCAATATTTTGAGCTAACTTAATATTCTTTCTACGTCCTTGTTCGCTGTAATCTTTATTCTCAAAGATTTCTCTAATGTCATCACCGTCAACCAATACTGCTTCTCCTTGTAATGCTGCGATGAGCCAATTTCCCAAAGTTGTTTTACCTGCGCCAGGTTGTCCTGTTAACCAATAAATCATTTCTCTAAGTTTTTAATTTTACGGTCTAAGTAGAAGGCCGCCTTCTTAAGGTCTTCCAATTCTTTTGATTGGTCTTTCTTACCTGCTCTTGCAACATACTTAACTACGTTGAATAAGTAAGCGTCTTTATCTAATTCCCAAGCCTCACATACTTTTATTACTTCGTATGTGTTATCCTCTCCTCCATAGTGATTTGGATGGTTTACCATCTCATTTGATTGTGTCATTTGTCGGTATTTTACTGTGGTCGTATGGGTACGACTCTAATTGTTTTTTATAGTACTCTGTCTCAAGACTATCTTTAATAAATTCTAATTTATCATGAGTCATTTGTTTATTATATGAATCAATTCTTGATGTGATTATAATTGAAATTAATATCATAAATAACACACCCGCCAACATAAAAAATGAATTAATTCGCATTAGCTCTCTTCCCCCTTCTTGCCCTTACTTGGCCGCCTTCTTGGTCAGTTACTTGTTCGGTTACTGTTTCGGTTTTTTTAGATTTACCCTTATATTCTTTCCATTCAGATTTTGGAATATAAGACCAGTACCCACCTTTAACTTTTAATTCGGCTTCTTTATCATCGATTCTTGTAATTACTCCGATTTCTGTGTTCTTTGTTGCTTTGATTGATTTAATGCACTTCATTGGTTGTTTCCTCCGTGTTTAATTGGTTAATAATTATAAGGATTTCTTCATCCGATTTACCTTGACAATACAAATCATGAATGAGCACACTTGTGTCATCTTCAAAATGAAGCATGTCACTCTTGCCGTAGTATTGTTTTAGTTTTCCCTCTTTAAGGGCGTCGAGACATCTATTGAATACGACCCATCGTTTGTTAAAACCCATGAGTCAAATATAATAAACTTAGTCTTCAGAGTCAAAGTTATTATTAATTTTTTCAAAATTAACTATTTGAAACACATACGCCATAATTTTTCTTTTCATTATAGGTACTATAGTTTCATTCATTGGTAATTTCTGAGAACATTTCATCTCAAAGATTGGGAGTTCTTTATAGAAATCAGTTTGATTCCATGTTGAAAAAGTATCAAGAATATTTGTTAACGTAAGTTCGTCAACTGGACCGTTATATATTAAATTAATATAAGTTTTATTATTACTTCTATCTGTTTTACCTTTTTTAATTTGATATTCCCAAACGTATAATGTTTCGGTTCCTCTTTCATAATAAAAAACATAACCTGAACCAGAAACTAAACCTCTTTTATTTTTTTTAAGAGTAATCTCTGTGTTATCATAAGCTATATTCCAAATAGCTTTCGCCATATTAAAAGCGTCAAATAATTTATTACCTGAAAATTTAATTGTTTTATCTAATTCATCTTCTTCTTCTTTAGATAACGGCCTTGGTTTTTTAGGTATAAGTTCTTTAACCAATATTTCATCGTCACACGATTCAAATTTTTTATTGGTAAGTAATAATGTATTCTCTTTAACTATTGATTGTAGATTTGC